CCTGGTACGTTTGGGTTTCGATGAGGCAACATTTACCTCCTTTACTTCACCACCGGTTGAATCACCGGAGATCGATATGATATCAGAAATATCATCGTCCATGTCAACCAATTGCTCTGTATTTTGAGAAATAGCTGATGTATTCATTGGTGGTGTTGGGGGCATCATAATACCCCCCATAAGGCTGGAGATGTCAATACCAGGCCCCTGCATTTCATACTCACCTGAACCACCGACGGGGGCGTCAGTGGCCGGACCACCCGTTTTACGAGTCGTGTTCTGAACAGCTGACATCATATTCTTTACGAGATCGGGGTTCTGTTTAATAACATCGTTCATATTTGGCATTATCGATTTGAACATACTATTGGTCAAATGAAACATCATCGCTGAACCACCTAACATCATGATCAATTTCACTTCTGGAGCGACATTAATCTTTGATCGGTATTTCACATACAATTCTTCGAATACACCATCATAATCATCAACATTCTCCATCACGGATTCTGACCAACCCTCAAGTTGAATCTCAAAGGGATTGTACCGCTTATTGAGAAATTCCAGTCCGGTCACACACGCTACAAGCATTCGTCTGGAAAACCGAACTGACTGTTCAACATCTATACTGTAAGTGATACGCTTTACTTCGGTACGGAGTTCGTCGACGTTTGAATAAGCATTCAATCGTTTGTTTACAGCAAATCCCTTCTTTTCCAGGCGTCCTAATTTGTTAATTAGATCCGCCTTTTCTTCATCGATAGAAGAATACCCTTTGGAAGGTTTTTCTTCTTCGTCCTGACCTGGACCTGATCCTGGTCCATAGTCCTCACCGTCATCGAAAAAATTACCATCTTCTTCACCATAATCAATTTCTTCATCTGGAGCCGTAGCGTTTTGGTTCGTCTGTTTATTAGGGTTTACGAAAGCATCCATACTTTCTTGTCGCTCTGATGTTTGTGGTGGTGGATTATAAACATTACGACTTGGTCGGGAAACACGCTGGGGTTTGGGAGCAGAAACTTCAATTTCATCCATGATGGCCTGTTCATCTGCATCCAATTTCATAACACTAGTATGTCCTCGATCGAGTACAATCTCTTCGTCCATCTACTCTTTATACAGAAACTAAAAAAATAATCTTTAACGCGGTTTAAAAAAATGTTGGTTCATTATAAAATGTTTACTCTGAACCGTGTCAACCGTAACGCCATTATGATGATAGTTCTGCTTCTCGTATTTATTTCGGCACTCGGTGCTTTCAGGACAAGCGCGTTTCAAGCTATGCCAATCACAACCAAAACTGTGAGTGACCAATCCATTTTCGATTTACCAGTTGATTTGAAATGTACCGCGGGTTCGGGTAAGACTGGTAGTCCATACTCAAAGGGTTTAACTCCAGGGGGAGTATGTGGTGCCCAAAAACTTGTCTCTGAGCAGGCTGGGTATGATATCACAGGTGGGATTGGTGGATCTTTAATCTAAGTTAATACTATATGGCATTAATTACAGCCCCTACTCAATTGATTCCTGATCTTCAACATGAATATCATACTGTGACTATTGATACTATCGGACAAACAGCTTCCAATGCTTTCACGTGTCATCTTCAAAATCCACTAAAAAATGTTGTCCAGGCTAAACTATTGGCTGCTAACATTAATACGACAGTTGCTACGAAACACTGTTACGTTTCCATAGAGGAACTTGATAGTATTTTCACAGAACGTGCCTCCAATGAACCAAATGGTCAAGCCGCTACAAGTATCGTTCGCAATTCATTTGCGAGTATCATAGGTGACGGTACAGCATCGTTCAATTTCAAAGATAATTATCCCCTTGTGACACAATATGTCAATCCGATCCGTAGCATTGATCGTTTCACTGTAAATATTAGAAACCAAACTGGTGTACCTATTACACCAGCTAGTCCCGCGAAAAATAATTTTTTAGTTATTCGATTCGTGTGTAGAAAACCCAATTTGTAATTTTCTCTCGTTAAAGTAGTATACCATGTCTGCTGGTGTTGTTCAATTGATTGCCATCGGTGCTCAGGATGAATATATTGTGGGTAACCCCGAAATATCTTTCTTTAGTTCAACCTTCAAAAGACATGCTAATTTTTCACAGTCCATCGAAAAACAAACAATCCATGGAGGGGTGAAAAACAATTCTATGTCCAGTATTCAATTTGAAAGAACTGGCGATATGTTAAGCTATGTGTATTTTACACTTGATGACACGACTCAAGCACTTGATGTCCAACGGTGGGACACTATCATTGATAAGGTGGAGTTATATATTGGTGGTTCTCTAGTAGACTGCCAAGACTCAATCTTTACTGAAAAGATTGCTATCGATACATTCGCACAAAATGTATCAAAAAGTGCGAATGGTACACACCCAGGTGTATCTGCACGTTCCTATTTTTACCCCCTCCGGTTCTTTTTCTGTGAAGGGCCACAATGTGCTTTACCTCTCGTTGCATTGAACTATCATAATGTCGAAATCAGGATTCATTGGGCTACAGCAGCATCGAACTATAATGTAGAATGTTTCGCCAATTATTACTACCTTGATAACGAAGAGCGAGGTAATATTGCATCACGAAAACACGATCTTCTCATCACACAAGTTCAAAAAAATATTCCATCCGGAGAATTAATTCAAGATTTAACATTTAATCATCCCGTGAAGTACCTAGCATCTTCAGATACAACCACTGATGGTGCTCTCACCTCACCTACAAATAAAGTAAAATTAAATATAAATGGTCTAGATGTTAGTAATTATAGATGGGGGAAGCCACACTATATAGACGTCATGAATTATTACCATACAAACTTTGTAACATCTCCAGATTTCTTTTTGTATTGCTTCTGTCTTTCTACAAGTTCTCTTCAACCCACGGGAACTCTAAACTTTAGTCGTCTTGCTTCCGCTAAAATCATGAGTGAAAAGATGCTTATTACACACCCCATATACGCAGTCAACTATAACATATTACGTATAGAGAATGGTATGGCAGGCCTTCTTTACGCGAATTAAAATACCAGACTATATTAAATGGTCAAGAATTTGCCGACGGTGGAGAGATCCACTAAAATTAGATTTGGTAAAAACGCTCTAGAGGATCAGGCAGAGAATACCATTGTTTTTAACGCGAGTGATACAGAATTACAAGCTACTCGAGCTGGTGCCGTATACCTGTCCCCTATTCGTTTTAGAGAAGACTTTTCAAATCCTGAAATTGTACTTTTAATGTACGATAAATCAACTGGAGAAATAACTGAATCTGGATCAAGTGCCTCTACAGCTGTAGAACCACCACTCCGCCTTGTTACCGGTTTCGGCAACACAACGCCACACACCGTCGAATTTCATAACCCATCCACATCTTTGTTTGCCTTGTCCAATGCGGAATTTTCGAATACCATATCGATTGGATCACTCACTCAGGATTTTATCCCTATTGTTGGATCGAATAAGATGCTAGAAGATTCTAAAATTAGACTTAATAATGGATCTACAGTAATAAATTCAAGTCTAGAAGTTGTGGGGGATATAACATTTAGTGGTAACTCGTACGTTATAGAATCACAAAGTTTAAACATCAAAGATAAAATTATAGGAATTTCTAATAATAATCCAAGTAATATTTCTGATGGAGGTTTGATAATTGAAAATACGGGACATAATGTAGGACTCATTCATCATGGGGATGAAGATCGATTCTCAATGGGATACACACAAAATGTCGCAAGTGATACTCATATTTTACATGATAGTAATGTATTTTTACTTGACGTTCTAGGAAATTTACAAGTTCAAAATAATATTACTGTTACAGAAACTGGTACTTTTGACCATCTTGTAGCAGATTCTGTTACCATTAAAACAAATTCCTTTTACGTGGATCCCACCACCTCTAACGTTGGAATAGGAACTAATACACCTGAGTTTAAATTAGATGTACATGGTACTTCGAATGTTGGAACGCTTACAGCCCTATCTGGTGCATTCACTGGTCCAGTTTCGGGGACCACTGGCTCTTTCACGAGTAATGTTATTGGAACCAGTTACACTGGTGGTCCAATCTCAGGAACCACTGGTACTTTCACAAGTAATGTGTCTGGTGTAGCGGGAACTTTCACGAGTAATGTGTCTGGTGTAGCGGGAATTTTCACTGGCGATGTGTCTGGTGTAGCGGGAACTTTCACTGGCGACGTCTCTGGTGTAGCGGGAACATTCGCGAGTGCCCAAATAAATGGTGTAGTTAATACCACAGGAAATCTCACAGTTAACACAGACGCTATACTGGTCGATGCCAGTAACAAAAAAGTGGGTATAGGAAAGACTCCTACCGCAAATCTGGATGTTGTTGGTAA